ATATGACCTATGGTTTAAAGCACCATCCCGACTTTATCTCTTAGACTTCAGATAATTAACAATCCACCAGGAATCTAGTCCCACCTGGTCTTTGACCATACTTTTAGTATAGCCCAGGAAGTCAGGCATGAGGTCGGTAGATTCCCTCGCAATGCTGGAGACATTGTCAAGGAATCCTGGGATATCCAGTCCTAGTCTGTACTTATCCCTTTTCATGCAAAAGTCAGCGAACTGTTCTCTAAGAGGATGGTACTTTACATTCTCTATGATACTGAGTTGACGCAAGGCTACCATCGTAGCTGACCAAACATCTGGATCATAGTACCTTTCTTGTTCCATCAGCCTACCAAGAGCACGATAGGTCGAATAGACACCTGCGCATACGCCACCGATTCTGTAGTCCCGGTGATGCCACCTACGCAAATATACGCAGTCCTGTGTGCTCACATACTGCTTGCTCTCATTCATTTCTTGGCCATGAGCAGTATATGATCGCATTACATCCTCCACAGTTATGCCAGGGAACGTGAGCACTCCGTCATCACCTAAGCACTGTGAATTTGGGTTTAACTGTTGGTGGACGCTGAGAGCCGCCTCATACTGTAAGGCTCGATGTGCCAAAGTTTCATCGGCGTTGGTTCCACCACTACCACTTCCCATACCGTGTGCACCATAACGGATTTTACCATAATCGTATGCTAGAGGTATTTCATACTTAATGGGGAATACATCTTCCAGCCATTTGTTTGAGGTGTAGTCATGGGATAAAAGTGACTGTAGGACTAGTTTACTACACTCCTGCATGTCTGCATTAAAATGCTGGTCGAATTTGGAGAAGTCTGTGCAAATAACCGCGTCGTCCACACCCTTAGTGTCAAACATACGTGTGACCCTTTGGTCGACTGCTTCCATGCTAACCCAAGCAGGAACCAGATTGAAACGCTGGAATGATTCAATCAGCGGTTGGTACACTTGCAATTCGGCGATGTTCACAGCAAAGGGAAACATCCAAACCACTCTCTGTTTTACATCTTCCTTACTAGGTCCACCTTCTTGTCCTCGCCATCCAAGAACGGCACAAGCACCCCAAGGAGAGACGGAGCGCGTGTCGCGTGAATTCAGATACTGCCAAATCTGAAAATGTCCAGATTCGTCCTGCATCTGCACAAGGCACGGAACAGTTTTAGCAACAACTGCTTTCCTCTTAGTAAAGTACGGCGAGCCAGAGTTAGTTGACTTCTTCATAAGGTCAACGGTACGTTGCTGACCTCTAACTCTTAGTCCCCTAGCAGCGTTAAACTCAGCAACAGTCGCCTTGATCGCCTGCTCTGAAACGGGAGTAGACTGCACATTAATGCAGTCGTAGTAATGATCGATGTCTTCAAGCCGATCCTCCAGCGGCTTCATCACACTCATCGGTCCGACCTTACTCCTTAGGTCGTTTTCAAAGTCCACAAGAGTCGGCCACTTGTCAGTGATCGATTCAAGTGTGGAACTCCAATCGTCCAGAACTTGCTGGACACTACTACCTTTGGCAAAGGTAGTACGATACTCATCCGGCTGTCCTTTTCTGACTATGTCAAAATAAGACCGTAAGCCAGGATTCGGTAAGTTAAAGTACTCACCAAACTTAGTTTCGTTACTTTTAGGCATAGTAACCTCCTTTCTAATTTAATTTGGTATTACATCCAATAAGGAATGTGCTTACCAATAAGCCGCCAATATACGTCAGCGAGTCGTGAACTTCTATCTTCAAGAAATTCAAGAATAAAGTTGTTCAAGCGATCAAGCATATTAGCTTAACCTCCTTTCATTAGATTTGTAAATT